ATTTGTGTGGCTATTGCCAACTCAACCAATAATCTGCTTAGGCTTCCTGCTGGATGACTTTTGGGTCTGCATCACCGACAATTACATCGGCAACTGTTTCCATCCATACTTCAAATCCTTTTACTGGTTTTCCTGCTGCTTCTCGCTTATGTGCGTTATAAGCCAAAAACATTAGATCCCACATGCCAAGTTTTTCTTTTGCTTGGCTTATGGTGTGACCAGTTGTCTTTTCCCACTTTGCCCACTCAGGCGGTTGGGCTACATAAGTGGCTTGCTCGCCTGAGTTATATTCAATTGTAATTGGTAATTTCATTTTTTGCTCCCGTTTCTATTTCTTAACTAAATGTTTCTGTTACTGCTCCACCTGAAACTGTAAATTCAAAATCAACAGTTTGTGCATCAATTCCTGATCCACCTGCTGTTGGAAACTCTGGCTTTACTGGGAACACAAATTGTGCGCCAGTTGCAGCTGTTAGAGTAATTGAAATGTCAGTATCTGGAGCGGTTTCTGCTGCTGTCCATAGAGCCTCGCAAACTGAGTTTGCCTTGCCCCAGTCAGCCAACATTGATAATGCGAATGTTCCTGAAATGTCTGTTGTCTTATAAGCAACGCCATCAAGTGTTTGATATGCCTGACGCTCATTGACTTTTGTTAAAACTGCGCTGGTTGCTTGTGCTTCGATGTCTGTTCCACCTGTGAAAGACAACGAAATATCGCGACCGGTGATTACTGTGGTTGCCATTATTTCTCCTTAGACTGTGCGTGTGTAGTAGGTAGATACTCGAACATCTGCGATAAGCAAAGTCGATGCTCCGACTGTGGTGACTGTTGGTCTTTCGACCGAGCTGACAATATACCCACCAGGAATAACTGCCAGAACGCTGATTATTAATTGCTCGATATTGTCGAGCGATGCAGGGTTGCTGTTATAAGCAACTGCAACTGAAATAGTAAAATTAACTTTTGCACGAATGTTTGATTTGTTGATTGTTTCAAATTCTAAATATGGGCTATCTGGAACAACTACTACTGCTGGAGGAATAACTGTTTCAGGCACAAAAGCATAAACATTTCCTGCAACGCTAGATAAGGCAGTTGCTAAAGGTGTGCGAATCTGCTCAAGAATTGTTTCATTAGGCACTATTGAGCCATGCTTTCAGTATCCATATATGAACCAAGTAATCCAACGCATTTATTAAATAATGATCGACCCATTCTAAAAGGTGTAGCTGTAAAATCTACTCCTTCGATTTGTCCTCCACCGGCAAGTCTTGCTTGGAAAACTTCGACTGCAACTGTGTAGACGGCTGATTGAACAGCTGCATTTCCAACATAAGTTGATCCGCCAGATAAGGCAGCAACTCCGGATGGGATGACATTAGCCTCGAGTAAATCGGCATTAGTGATCGATTGTGAAAAGGTATATTGGCTAAGATTATCTGCCAGCACAACTCTTGTTCCGTTGTAAGGTGATCCGCATCCTGTGATGACAACTGATTGTCCTTCGGTGAATTCATGTATTCCTAGTGTAGTGAAAGTAGCGACATTATTTGTCAGCGATACTTTTTCGATTGGAGCTTTGAATGTAACTAACATTGGCAGAATAACTGTTTCTGCGGTGTCAATAATTTGATTTAAGTAAGTATCATCATAAAGAGAGGAACTTACACCCAATACAGAACGCAACTGGGTCGCGGTAATAATTGTTGGCATAAATTCCTCTCTTAGACTCCCATTATTAGCTGCCTGGGATCGGGAGCAACCCCAGGCATTAAGTTAATTAGATTAGTTCTTGTTGAAGTGAACTGATCCGTTGGCGATCTTTGTTGCAAGTGCGCCATAACCATAGTAAGCAACAGATACTTGACCAGTTGCTGTGATGTCTGAACGAAGTTGTAAGCGTGGGCTCTCATACCATGTGTATGACTCTGGGTTGATTACAAACATTGATCCATCGCCAGTTGTGTATGTTAATGCTGATAGTGAACGAGATACATAAAGATCAAGTCCAGCAACATTTCCACGAAGTGATTGTGGACCTACTGCTCCACCTGCGTTTTGTGGATTTGAAGCATTGTAAATTGGGCGACCGGAATCGTTGTAACCCATGATGTTACCCCATTGTTCTGGAGATACCACGATGTTACGAGCAAATCCCAATGAGTTTGAATAAACCAATTGAGCAGCTTGTGCAGCATAAGCAAGTAATCCTGCTGCTGTGTTGTCCTGTGCTGTTGTAGCAATTAAGCCAGATGAAATGATGCCATTAGCAACGAACTTATCTGTTTCTTTTGCATAAGCAAATTCCATTTGACGAACTAACTCATCAAAGAATGCTGGTGATGAACGATCTAGCAACTCAACTGAGAATGTTTGTCCGCCGGCAAATTTCTTAACATTTACTGTTACAAAAGATGATGCCATGTCAGTTGAATCAATTGTTGCTGCTTCTGCTTCCTCAGCAACTGTTGGAGCAGTTGTAATCTTTGGAATCTCAAAAGTCATACCTGATGCTGGCAATACGCCACGAGAAATTGCATCAATTGATCCACGATCTGCATTTGAAATGCCATTGATAACTTCTGCTGATTGTGGTGTTGGAATTAAGCCAGAGTTGTTGCTGGTTGTATCAGCAGCCATTACATACTGACGGCTCTCATCGTTTCCTAGTGCAGCGCGAACTGAATGCTCTAGGTATGTTGCTTTGTTGATAATTGGTGAGCGTGGCTTTGTGTAAGCAACTGACTGCGCTGCTACTACTGCCACAGGCTCAGACTTTGCAGCTTCTACCGCTTCGGTTGCGATAGGAGCATCTGAAGTTATATCAGACACTTTGTCCTCCTGTGTTGTTGTATCCTCAGCGGTTGCTTCGGAATTCTCTGTTGGTGTTTCTGTTGCTGCGACATCGGCAACTCTTGCGCTATCAATTGCAGGATCGGTTACTAAACTAACCTCAATTAACTTGGCTGCACTTATTGACATAACGCCATCTTTGTTTTTCCAGTCATCAACCATAACTCCAACGCTAAATCCATCGCGTAGGCCTTCGGCTGCTTCTAATAAAGAATCATCGCCAGCAATAGTTCCGGCAATCTTAAATGTTGCTTCAATACCAGCATCATCAGCTGTAATATCCATTAATTTACCAATTGGTCGTGTGCGGTCATGCTCTAGCAATAATTTGACGGGCTTTGAAAAATCAATTGAATCTTTTTCAAATACAGTTAATCCGGCACTTGTATTTCCGCGCTCGCCCCAAGTTACGATTGTTCCTGAGATTGTGCGCTTACGGCTATCGGCTGCGGTTAGTGTTATTGGGAAATTAATCTTCATCGGATTAAGTCCTCCTCCTCTTGGATTTGCTCAACGCTCATCGCGCCAATGCGGTTTAGGATTTCATAAACTTGCGCACGCTCTAATGCTGAACCACGCAAGAAATCATCAATATCAAATCGAACTTCAACACCATTTGGCACAAAATCAGCAGCCGATAATCTTTGCTCTATTGGAGTAATGATATTTCTTAAACTAAAATCAATAAGGGCTTTGCGCTCCATAACAGTTGTGCTGTATGTCATGCTAGTAGTTTCGGCAGATAAGAATGATGCAGGAATACCAACTGCTCTTGCAATTTCTGTTGCAAGGTATTGGCGTGCTTCATTTAATTGTAATTTTTGTGGATCAAAGCCAAGTGCATTTAATTCAACATCAGCATTTAAGAATGCAGTTGCTCTAGTGTTTCTTGCAACTTTCCATGACTCAAGGAGTTTTGTAATTCTCTCTGGAGTAAGGTTTGTGCCATTTGATTTTAATACCATTGTAGGAACTGGCTCTTTTGCGTATAATTCCGCAGCCTTTTCTAATTCTTGCGCAGCTCTAATCGTGCGACCTGCTCGATTTAATACACCTTCATCTAATCCGCTAAATACAACTAAAGATCCAATACCTGATGCCGGAACGTGCATTCCATCAACCATGTATGAAGTAATTTCGGTTTGATTTGCATTTAGATTATAAGTAACTCTATCTGGCGCGACTCTTGTCCATGCTCTTACTCGACTGTTATCAGATGCAGCATAAGAGTCTAAAACTTGACCATAAGCAACACCATGAAATAATAAATCCTCAGCAATCCAAGCATAAATGGCTGAACCTGCAACTCTTGGATCTGGTTGCATGATAACTCTATTTGGCTCAATATGTTCTTTTGTAAAATGATTATAAGTTTCTAAAGGTAATGAACCAATTGTGCTACAAATTATGTTTCTTGCTCTTGCAACAGATGGAACAGACATCGCCTGTTCTCTAGTTGCTGTTTGTGCTCCATAAAATAATCCGCCAACAGCTGATTGTAAATTGTAAGGCGTATTGGCAGCAGCGACATCAACTGTCGGTGTGATTGCGGTGTTTGTTACAAATCTATCAAATAATCCCATTAGCATATAATATACCATAAAGTCAATATATTATGCTATTTGTATATCAACTTCTGTTTCTACCTGTGTTGCAAAATAGGTTGCTAAAGCAGATGCCACAGCTGCACAAACTGCGACTCTACTTGCACGCCTTCCGATGATCCATGACCCATCCCCATAGGGCAGCTTCGCAGCGGAAAGTGTTTGTTGGGTCAGTTCGTCTTGACCCCCGTGCTGTAATCGATGGGAATTGATTGCGCCTAACCACCGATCACATGATTCAGCATATATCGCCCCATCCATATCTGTAATGGGAATTCCAGCAGGAACTAACCGACTTGCGACGGCTTGTGCAGTCCTTTTGGAATAAGCGACAGTCTGAACATTATATTTTCTTACATAAGGTGCAATATCGTTTGCAACCGCTAAATCATTGATTGAATAATCATTTGACCAGGTATGTAGTAAAACTAAATTAAATTTCTCTCCTGGTAATTTCTGAGTAGCCACTAAAGCACCAAATTTACGATCTGGGCTTAAATCTAATCCAAACCATGTTTCTTTGTCAGGATCTAATGGTATTGGGTCGGTCTGACATAAATTCCACTTTTGAACATCAATAGCTGAATTAATTGTATCTACCCACAAACACAATACTTCAGTTTTTACAATATCAGGCGGATCATTAATAACTGCTTTTAAGTTATCTGGATGGATTGTTGTGCCAAGCGACGGATTGGCTTGAGCGAATGCTGGCCAATTGATTTCACCCGACGGAAGGGTAATTGGCGAATCAGGTTCGGCACTCCACTCAAACCAACCTATCGTGTCTAAAGGATTTGTGCTGGCTGCTAATGCACGCTCCCTTAGTTTATTAAGAATTACAGAATGCTGATCTCCAGCATTACTGTAAATCCAAACCTGCGGATTTTTGGA